AGATTATAAAATTAAAAAAAATCTATATATCAATATGCTTCTTAACGAATTTGAAAAACTGGCGCTTCGTAAATTTAAAATTAAAAGTATTTTACCAGATGCTACCATACTTATCCTCGGGAAAAGGAGGAGCGGCAAATGTAAAATTTATGGTACCAAAGTTCTAATGTATGATGGTACAATTAAAAATGTGGAGGATATAAAAGTTGGCGATCAAGTTATGGGGGATGACAGTACACCTAGAAATGTACTAGAAACACATTCTGGAACTGATACAATGTATAAAGTAGAAAATAGAAAGGGTGAAAGTTATACTGTAAATAGTCATCATATTTTAAGTTTAAAATGGACTGCTAAAAAATTTATATTTGAAAGAAAAGAAAGAATGTCTTTTCAAGTAAAATATTTTGACAAAAATAAGATTAAAGTAATACATAAAGATTTTTCTTATAAAAATAAAGATAAAGATAAAGTATACGACGAAGCAAAAAGATATTATGATAATATAATAGATAATTTATATGTAGATATTCCTATAAAAGAATACTTGGGACTCTCTAAAAAATACAGAGAAAATTTATTAGGATACCAAGTCTCTGCATTAACTTTTCCTAAACAAAATGTAGAGTTACCAATAGATCCTTATATGATTGGATATTGGTTAGGAGATGGTACATCAAATAATTCTAATATAACAACACAAGATTCTACAGTATTACATTATTTTGCAAATAATTTAGAACAATACAACTTGTATTTAGATTATAAGGAAAAATACACTTACAAAGTTTCAAGTGGTTATGGACAAAATGGTAATGTTTTTTTGAAAACGTTGCGTGATTTGGATATGTTGAATAATAAACATATTCCACATATTTATAAATGTAATACTAGAGAAGCTAGATTAAAATTACTTGCCGGATTTATTGATGCAGATGGACATTTAGGTAAAAGAAATGATTTTGAAGTAACACAATGCGAAAAACATGAAAAATTATTTGATGATATTATTTATTTGGCTCGTAGTTTAGGATTTACTGCTTATAAACATGATAAACATGATAAACATGATAAATATGATAAATATGATAAAAAGACTTCTTGGACACATAACGGTGTTAAAAAATTTGGAAAAGCATTCAGAATACATATAAACGGAGAAGGTATAGAAGAAATACCTACTTTAATTCCTAGAAAAAGGGCACAAAAGAGAAATGATCGTGTAAATGCATTAGTCAGTCAAATTAAAATTACTCAATTATCTGAAGACCGTTATTTTGGCATTGAATTAGATGGAAATAATAGATATGTATTAGGAAATTTTATTGTTACACATAACAGTTTCCTTGCAAGAGACATCTTTTCTAATCATCGTGATATACCATCTGGTATAGTGTTTTCAGGCACAGAAGAAGCATCTCCATTTTTTGGAGATTTTGTACCTGATTGTTTTATACATTCCGAATATGATCCGGAACTAATAGATAGTATTATGAATCGTCAAAAGCGTAAAATAAGAGAAGCTAAAAACCAAGGCCTTTCCGAAACAGGAAAACATCAAAGTAATAATTTATTTATTGTTTTAGATGATATGTTGCACGATGCTTCTAGTTGGAAAAAAGATAAAACTATTAAAAGTATTTTCTTTAACGGAAGACATTTCAATTTCCTTTTTATCTTAACCATGCAATATGCCCAAGGTATCCCACCTGAATTAAGAAGTAATATCGATTATGTATTTATCTTTAACGAACCTTCTGTAGCTAATAGAAAAAGAATCTATGATTCATATGGTGGAATGGTTGCTTCGTTTGATTATTTCTGTAATATCTTGGACGCATGTACACAAGACCATGAATGTCTTGTTATTAAAACATCAGGAAATACTTCTGATTTACGAGATCAAGTTTTTTGGTATAAAGCATCAGCACATAATGATTTTCGTGTAGGTCATCCTAAATTTTGGAAATATCATAATACTAATTATAACGAACGTTATGAAGAAGATGATGATAAAAATCAACAACAATTGGATAAATTAAAAAAGAAATTTGCAAAAACGAGAAAGTTAAAAGTTATTGTTTCTAGAGAAGGAGAAATTGTTGGTTATAAACAAGAAGATGAATAAAGCTTTGTACATATTAGAGTAAGTTTTATAGATATTTTAATATTTAATCTTTTTTCTTTAATGTTATTTTACCTTTTTTATATAAATATAACAAATGTTGTTTTAATATTTCTTCTTTTTCTTTTTTATGTTCTATTTTTTCTTCTATTTCCCTTTTCTTTTTTAATTCTTTTTTTTTGATATCACTCAAAGGATAAATGTGATTGTATTCTTTATCAGGAATATATATAACATTATCTTCTAATTGAACACTCCATGTTAAATTTAATTTTGGATTTACCAACATTATATAATCCGGATATTCAACTTTCATTAATAAACCACCAATTCTAAATTTTTTATTTTTTAAATTTAAATAACGTATCCATGTCTTGAATGGTTTTACTTTTTTTAATATTTTCTTCTCTTTTATTGTTTTTAAAGCGACGTAATTATCTAAATAATTTACAATATCATATCCAGTCATATGATCCTGTTTACTACCATATTTTGATTTTTTATATCCAGTATCAACAATACTAACAAATCTATTATCATCCCCAGTAAAGTCTGTTGGATCTGTTGGATCTGTTGGATCTGTTGGATCTGTTGGATCTGTTGGATCTGTTGGATAAGAACTATCCTCACTAGATTCTGTACCTTTTTTTTCTATTATGATTTTTTTTGATTTTTTTTGATTCATAATACTCGTTAATTTATATTACTCTATATATTACTTATATTATTAATCATTCTTTTTTATTTTTTTTATTGGTTATTTATACGTTTACAAGATGTTTCGATATTTATACGATTTAGCTATGAATTTATACAATGACGCAGATGAAATCATACCTAATTTATGGTTAGGTAATCATAGATCGGCATTAGATATTTCATTTTTACAAAAAAATAATATTAATTTAATTATTAATTGTACACAAAACAAATCATTTATAAACAACAAAATTGCAGGTCTAGAAACATATAGAATTCCTGTTAATGATAGTTTATTGGAACAAGACTTTATAGTAATGCAAAAATATTTTCAAATTTTCATTCCTTTACTTTTAAGAAAATATACAATAGAAAAAAAACATATACTTGTACATTGTCATATGGGAAAACAAAGAAGTGCTATAGTAGTAGCAGCTTTATTAAAAGTACTTTTAGATTACAAATATCCTTATAGATATCCTTATAGATATCCTTATAGATCAACTGACAAAAAAAAACAATTTGATTATATATGTAATTATATAGTCCTTAAACGCCCACAAGCATTTACTTTTGGATATAGAGTAAATTTTAAACAAACATTTTATAGATATTTTAATATTTATTAATTTTTATGTAATTTTTATGTAATTTTTATGTAATTTTTATGTAATTTTTTTATATTAGTTACTATATATACAAATGGAATTTCCACCAGAAATAATTGCAGGTATAGTTTTAGTAATAGCTATTCTCATATTAATAGTTTTTATATATTTAAAGTATTTTGGTAAGGAAGAGAAAAAGCTGTCTGGAAATGAAAATGATGTTGCAGATTTTGGTTGTGCAGTTGAATCAGGTAATATTATTTACGGAGCACAAGGAAAAACTGTCAATTATGATATACCTAAAGGTTCTAGGAAAATACGAGTAGATAATAGCTTGAAAGGTGATCCTATTGGTGGAGTATTTAAACAATGGAATGCAAAATATAAATGCGAGTAAAAATGGCAAGTTTATTAAACAAACATTTTAATTTTCTTTTGTAATTTTTTTTATATGTCAGTTACTATATATAAAATGGATCTAACTACGGAAATAATTTCAAGTATAATTTTAGTAATATCTATTCTCATATCAATAGTTTATATATATTTTATGTATTTTAGTGAGGAAGTAAAAGAGCTGTCCGGAAATGAAAATGATGTTGCAGATTTTGGTTGTGCAGTTGAATCAGGTAATATTATTTATGGAGCATCAGGAAAAACTGTCAATTATGATATACCTAAAGGTTCTATGAAAATACAAGTAAATAATAGCTTGAAAGGTGATCCTATTGGTGGAGTAGCTAAGACATGGAAAGCAAAATATCAATGCGAGTAAAAATGACAAGTTTATTAAACAAACAAATTAACTTCTAAAATGTTTTTATTTTATTCTATTCTATTATAACACAATGGATTTATGCAAATATTCAAATTTATTTGGAGCACCAAATACAGGATTGCACAAATATAGATTTTTTGATATTGCGATAGTGGATGTTGTAGCAACCGTTTTTTTAGGGATTTTTATAAAGGTGTATTTTTTTAAAAAAACAAATATTTTAAAAATAATGCCTTTTATTTTCTTGTTAGGTATTATATCACATAGAGTTTTTTGTGTAAAAACAACAATCGATAATTTATTATTTTAATCATTTAATCATTTTTCATTTAATCATTTTTCATTTTTATTTTATTTTATTATAATAAAAATGACAAGTTTATCGGAAAATATATCTGGAGTATCGGAAAATATACATAAATTATCGAAAAATATACATGAATTCTCGGAAAAAACATATACTGAATTATCGGAAAAAATATCTGTAGTATCGGAAAAAGCACATAAATTATCGAAAAAAATAGATAAGAAATATCCTGGAACATCGGTGAAAATATATCCTGGATTATCAAACTTGGCAAATTACGATTTTATAAAAGAAAATCCTATATATTTGATATATCACGTTGTTACAATATCAATTGCTCTTTTTATTTTTATAAAAATATACACTATTATTAGTGGTGTAAAATATTTTTTCTTTGATGGTATCCCATTATTTTATCAAGATTTAATTAGCGAAATATGTAACAGCAATATAAAATATTCACTACCATTTTTAATACCTATTTATAATCCTCTATTTTTATTATTTTATCTAATACCCTTATTTAATTTATTTAGTTATTTACCTGTTAGTTTTGTAAATAGTGACGATAAAGAAACTCGTAATGTAACTTTTCAGAGAGCATATGGAACTTATTATTTATCTTCTGTTTTATTTTTATATACAATCGTCTTTAATTCTTGTGGAGTAACTGACGCAACTGTAGTGGAATAATATTAAGCTCAAATACTTGGATAAAATACCCATTTAGTTGTTTTATCAATTTCCGACATGTGTCCAACTATTTTTTTGAAAATATCGTCTTGTTGACGTAATTTATCGTTACTTTTTAATAATGGAAAATATTTTGCAAATTCGTGAAGATTTAATATTTGAAAAAATTTACAAAGTGTATAACTATAACTCAAGAAATTCTTACGAGATGGTGGTTTGAATTTATCATATGGATCTTGAATTTGCTGAAACATCTTTTTTATCTTTTCCTCAATTTCTTGCGTTAATGTAAATGTTGGTCTACCATTTAATCTATTGATAATACCAATTACATTATCGTAATAATCATTTAAATTCAACTTTTTAAGATATCTTTTTACCTTTTCTTCAGTTAAAGCATTTAAATCATTTATTCTTTCCTTTTTAGCTTCCAATATTACTTTGTCTAAAACATCTTGTGGAATCGCTCTAGACTCTTTATTTTGAAACCGTCTTAACCAATCTTCGAGATGTGATCGTTTATCGTATGTAAATTGTGGTCTATAATCATAATCTTGTTTTTCTTTATAAGACAATTCATTTGCTTGTTCAACCGTAGTTTTGCAAATACCGCAATTTGGACATACTAAAAAACTATTTGCAACTCCAAATGTTACATTACAATCTCTGCATATCAACGATTCTCTTTTAATAGTCATTTTTTGCATTTTGTTTTCTGGATCAAATTTCATATAATATTCTTCTACTAAATCTACTTTTTTTGCATTTATCTCATTTAATTCTATACTAATTTCTTCACTTAATTCGTTTAAATTTAACAATTCGCCCTCACGATTTTCTAATTCCATATACTTTTCTATTATTTGTGCTGATTCTAATAAATAATCACAAAAATTTAGATTATTATCCAATTTACTCTTTTCATTTTCTAAATTACGTAATGTTTTTTTATTTTTATCCTCATTATTACCATTTTTTAAATCGTTTTCTACATTTTTAATATCCAATATTATCTTTTGCAATTTTTTATCATTTGTACATAATTCTTCTAGACGTTGATCATGTTTATGTAAAATAGCATGTTGACTTTTTGATTTCTTTGTTTTTTGAAAATTTTTAGAAAAAGTTGGTTCACCTACAGTATCCCTTTTCTTTCTCATATATATATATATATGTATAATTATGTTTAAATTATTTAGAGCACTGCGGTTTTTTAGAAATGCGTTTTTTAGCACCAACACTACGTTTTTTAGAAATGCGTCTTTTAGCACCAACACTACGTTTTTTAGAAATGCGTCTTTTAGCACCAACACTTACGCGTCTTTTAGCACCAACACTGACGCGTCTTTTAGAAATGCGTCTTTTAGCACCAACACTACGTTTTTTAGAAATGCGTCTTTTAGCACCAACACTGACGCGTCTTTTAGCACCAACACTACGTTTTTTAGAAATGCGTCTTTTAGCACCAACACTACGTTTTTTAGAAATGCGTCTTTTAGCACCACCACTACGTTTTTTAGAAATGCGTCTTTCAGCCGATACATCATTCATTGGGCTAATATCGTATAGATCACTATAGTCTAATTCGGGCATATCAAAATCAAATGATATTGGCAAACGATCTTTTTTTTCGATTATGTTTATGTTGCTCGGTACTTTCGTTGTTATATATTTTTGTAAATCGGTGTTAAAATACTTGACGTATTTCATATCTTGTTCAGGGTTTATTTTTTCAGATTTAAAAATTTGTGATTTTCGACGAGAACCTAACGCTTTTTCTTTACTTAGAAAATTTTTAACATCTGCTTCGATAAATGCTGATTCTTGTTCTTTGTTCATTCGTTTAATATATTTAGATGGTGTTTCACCGTGTTTTTTTATAAATTTGATATATTTAGGTAAGTTTTCAAGGCTTAACGCAGCTGGTTTTATTTTAGATAAACTCATATATAAGGTAAATAAAATAATTTTTAAGATCACTGTAAATAAAAATTGAAGAGTTGTAAGATTTGTTAAGATTTGTAAGATCATGATCTTATAAAAATCAAAAATAATGCGCTTATAATTTTTTTTTATCTATCTATCTATTAAATATATGAAAAGAGTTGATAAAATTTTACCTAACGAATTGTTAATTATTATTTATAAAATGTCTGATATTCAAATTCGTGTAAAACTAAATAAAGTTTTTGATTGGAATTTTAGATTTATGAATCCATATCATGATACAAATTTAGTTTTAAATAAAAAAAATTCTTATAAATCACGAACTCAAACAGTATTTTTTTCAATTGGTGGACACATATTGACCACAACCATATAGCATTGCAACAAAACTATATATTATTCATTGTCATTGTCATTGTCATTGTCATTGTCATTGTCATTGTCATTGTCATTGTCATTGTCATTGTCATTGTCATTGTCATTGTCATTGTCATTGTCATTGTCATTGTCATTGTCATCCATTTTACTTTTTTAATATTTTACATGCAAAAAAGCCCCAAATCTTAAACTTTTTACATTCAAGATTTGGGGCTTTTAAGATTTTTTATTTATTTTTTTACTAAATGAATTTTTAATTATAATATAATTACCTAACAGTAGGAAAAATTATTACATTCTTCAATTAACTTATTCATTGTCATTTTTTTTAAAACGTTTCATTATTTTATTAAATGGATTTTTACTTTTAATACTACTTATACTTTCAGGTATACTACGTATACTGTTATCGTCTGAATCTATTTCTTTTGTTGGCGGTCCTTCTTCAAGTTGCAAATCCCTGTTACCATTACCTTTATCTCCTGGTGGTCCTGTAGGTCCTTTATCTCCAGATTGTCCTGTAGGTCCAGATTCACCTGGTGGTCCTGGTGGTCCTGGTGGTCCTTTATCTCCAGATTGTCCTGGTGGTCCTTTATCTCCAGATTGTCCTGGTGGTCCTGGTGGTCCTTTATCTCCAGATTGTCCTGGTGGTCCTGGTGGTCCTTTATCTCCAGATTGTCCTGGTGGTCCTGGTGGTCCTGTATCTCCAGATT